AGATTTGGATTTTTGAAAAAAAGTACTTATTATTAAGTAATGTTTATTGAATCGGAACAAGAGTTACAGTATGTGAAGAGTGCTTTACAACTAGGCCCCACCTTCTGGATTCCGATGCTGTCAGACCCTTATAAACATTATACTCAAAACCAAATCAGTTTCGTTTACATATATAGTATTGCAGATGATATGGACTTCATTGTTCCTATACGTCATATAGATTGCTTAAACTTAAATATAGAACGTTTAACGGAGTTGAGTAGTCCCCATGATATCTTTATACTTTCAAAGAAGCGATTCCAAAATACATATGTCAAACCTTGTTATGATGCCGATCTGTTTGCTTGGTGGCATACGGGTCGTATGTTGCAATTGGATGAAACAAATACCGCAGCACATGATATGTGGAGTAAGTGGTGGTACAATGAAACAAATACAAATGATTGGTTGCCGATAACACGTCATTTAGAACGTTGTCGTGCTATGCGTGATGTATTTATGATGGCATATCGTCAATATCCAGTTACTGATGAGTTTCGCGAATATGAACGTTTTATGTTAGATAACTGTCATGCTATTGAAACAAATGGTATACGTACGGATGATGATATAGTTAAAACGCATTTCAATCAAATATCGAACAAAGGCTTTTTATATAGTGAGTATAATCCGTATACGAGCACAGGACGTCCTAGCAATAAGTTCGGCGGTATTAATTATGCTGCATTAAAAAAAGAAGACGGCAGTCGCAGTATGATAATGAGTCGTTTTAATCGAGGCATGTTGTTAGAATGTGACTTTGATGCGTTTCACGTACGTCTAATTGCCGAATTAATAGGTTATACATTGCCAGACGAATCAGTCCATTCGTATTTTGGTAAACAATACTTTGGTAAAGAAGCGTTAACGGATGAAGAATACGAACAAAGCAAACAAATGACGTTTCATTTATTGTATGGCGGTATTGATTCTGAGTTTGAAAAGATTCCGTTTTTTGGTAAAACAAAACGTTATATAGCTGATTTATGGAGGCAATTTCGTAAGGATGGCTTTATTTTAACGCCATTATTTAAACGACCAATAACACGTGATATGATTACGGATCCAAATGCCGGTAAATTGTTTAACTATCTACTTCAGTCTTATGAAACAGAACATAACATGCATGTTATCAATGATATAAACACTTTATTAACTGGTTATAACAGTAAATTGATTTTGTATACATATGATTCATTTCTTATTGATTTTGATTTAATGGATGGTAAAGATTTAATAGCAGATATCAAAAAGACAATATCTAAAGGTAATTATCCAGTAAAAATAAAAGCTGGCGTTAATTACCATGCTATGCAGGATATGACATCTCGTATTCAGTAATATTTATTAATAAAAGAGACGTATGATAGAGTTACCAAAATCGACGTTACAAAACGTCGTGTCATCCCAAGACAGTGTATTATTACCAAAAACACTTACACCTGAAATTGTAGATATGCTAAATGCTGCATTAGCTGAAGAGTATACGGCACACTATTTTTATAGAGCTGCATCTAATTGGGCTGCAGGTGTTGGTTATACAAAAGCAGCTGCTTTTTATGCTAGCGAAGCTGCAGCTGAGTTAGGACATGCTGAAAAATTGCAAAAATATATAGTTGATTGGAATGCGACACCCGTATTACCAATGGTTAAATTTAACGGCACATTTGCTCATTTAGTAGATACAGTTAATAAGACCTATGCTATTGAATATCAGTTAGGCGACAAGTATATGGGTTGGACACGTCAAATGTTTGATACGCATTTAATGACGTTTAATTTTCTGCAAGAATTTGTAGATATTCAAACACAATCTATTGCAGAGGCATCAGATTTATTAAATGCTGCACAATTAGTTGATGTTTCAAATAAATTAGATCTATTACATTATGAAGAAAGATACTTTGGATAATATTGTAGACTTAGATGCTATGTTACAGTCGGAAACTGCTGCTAATTCGGTTATAACTGAATCTGTTACAGCTACCGTAGAAACGCATGGTGTTACAGAAGAAGAATATGATACAGTACTGCGTGAGTGGTTTTATCGTTTACCGAAAGGCTATGCAATATCACCATATACTAACGAAGAGTTACGTGTTTTAAATACAGTACTTTTAGAATATGGATTTGAGCCATTAGCTACCGAAGCAGATATAGTAGACCGAGCATTTAATGATGCAGACGAAGTTGAAGAGTCTGTAATTACAGAAGCTAAAGACGTTATAAGTAAATCTTTTTTGAAAAAGATAGCTGCTGGTAAAAAACAAAAAGCATTTGCTACATTTTTAACCAATTTGCCCGGCGGCGAAATGCAAATAGAGGTTCCAAAGTTTTTAAATAGCTTGCCTGCTAAAGAACAAGACGAATTCGTAAAAAAACTTTATTCTGTTAAATCTATAAGTCAAATTCAACCAGCTGATTATAAAACAGGCGTTGGCTCTAAAATATTTGATTTATATACTCCAGGTACCGGTCGTGGCGAAATGTTTTTAGGTATGATGGTTGCCGGGTCTAAAGTATCTGGCGGAGGAGAAAGTTTTGACTTACGTGTTGGTAGTGACAAATACGAAGTTAAAGATTATAGTAAGGGCAATGATGCTATACGTTTAGGAACTAAAGGAAAGGTGACACAATTCCCTTTCTGGAAACAGATTCTTCTTACATTAGACGTAATAAACGATTTAGTAGTTTCCGACGGCCTTCGTTTTATTACCGATGCAAAACTAGTTAAGCTGATTGAATATGTACAAGAACGTGACGAAACAATACGACGAGGCGAGTTTAATTTAACCGACTTAGATCGTTTTACTCGTCTATACGAAGGGCTAAATGAATTTGCACAATCAGATGCTGACGGATACACATATGTAACGTTTCGTGGCCCAAATATAGAACCTGTATCATATACAATAGAAGAAATTCCTGGTAATCTTAAAAAATCTGTAAAACTAGATCTTAAAGATCGCGGCGTATCAGATTCATTAATTGTAGATTTGCGACGTTTGAAATACGTTAGAAATCCAGAAGACCTTAAAAATGATTTACAAGCAGCTGCCGATAAAGCTGTTGGTACTGAAATACCATTTATAATCTTTCGTCCAGACGGCCCGGTAATTACTAAACGTTTTCAATTCGCGAACATTTCTATGACTACTTTATATATTATAGAACCAGAAACGGCAGCTCGTATTAAACGAAGAAAGATCAAGGACTAATGTGAAACCACAATTATTATGCACATTTGCACATCGTAAGGATCTTGATATTATCACAGATTATATCATTACGTCCTATACGATTGCGGAGCGTAGATTGTTTGTATTTTCGGATGCAGATGTTCGTAATGATTTATACGTAACGTATAATGTAGATACAGCAGATACAAGAAGAATACCAAACACGATATTAATACATCGCAAGAAAGAAACAAATACGATGTATACCGTTAATGCACTTAACACGATTATATGTGAAGCTAATAACGGCGTACTTGATAAAACATATGTTATAAATTGGTTAACGTACCGTAACAGTTTAGTATTAACTAACGGCGATGCGTTACGTCATATACATTTACAACTATTTAAAAGGATTGATATATAATGGCATACAGAATAGTAGCTAAAAGCCCAGAAAAACTTGATGATATACTAGCGGATATTAAAGAATGGTTTGCTAATACGAAAGATTACGTTTCAAAGTTCGAAACAGAAAAACGTAAATTTGCTGATCCAGCTACCAAACAAATCGTTTCAAAAGATATTGATGTTATCTATGTTAAAGACATGACTACGAAAAAAGAGACTAAGATAATGCTTATTCCTCTTTTAAAGCCAGGCGAAATGAAAGTCGAAATGGGCGGTGAAAATGAGCATGTTATGAAAGGTAAGATCAAAAACATGATGAAAGGTCGTGGTGATTTTAAATCTTATAACAAAGACACGCTCCGTAAAATGGAAGCCGTAGAAAAGCTTCGTAATGTCATACGCGAAGAAGTTAGTAAAGTGCTAACAGAAGTACAGGCCCCGGCATTCCAAGCTAAACACAAAGACAACAACTTAGTAGTTGCCATCTACTTTTCTTGGAATAAAGCTGAAAGTAACAACCGGTCTTTATGGGACAAGGTAATTCAAGTCATAGAACAAGCAGATTGTAAATTAATCAATTACGTAGTTACTGACAGCGTATGCGAATTTGAATTTCAACCGATAGGCGCATATGACCAAGATCTTCTCGAAGATGCTCGTTACCAAGTAACAATTGCTATTAAACACTTATCTAGTAAATTTACTGGATACGATGTTTATATTGTAGGAAACTAAATAAAAAAAATGAAAGCATCAGAATTTAAAAAAATAATCCGCGAAGGGGTAAAGCGTATCATAAAGCAAGGTTAATCGTTCGGTTAGCCTTTCTTTTTGTATATTTATATAAGAATAACAAATAACAATTGAACAAACTTTTTTTACTTTTCCTTAGGAATTTAGAAAGAACTTACTTATACTTATCAAGTAAATTAAATAACAAATAACAATTAATTAAAGGTTAAAAATGGCAGTAGATTTAGAAGCAATCAAAAGAAAATTAAGTCAGTTACAGAATCAGACTAAGCGTCAAGATTTTCTTTGGAAGCCTGAGCCAGGCAAACAACAAATTCGTATTGTACCTTATCAACATAACAAGGACAATCCATTTCAAGAATTGTATTTTCACTATGATCTAGGTAAGAAGAATTTCTTATCACCGATTACACATGGTAATCCAGATCCAGTAGTAGAATTTTCAGAAAAATTAAAGAACTCTGGTAACTCAGATGAGTGGAAACTAGGTAAGAAACTAGAACCGAAGATGCGTTGCTATGTACCAATCGTTGTACGTGGTAAAGAATCAGAAGGTGTTAAGTTTTGGGGATTCGGCAAAACAGTATATACTGAGTTGTTAGGATTTATGGCCGACCCGGATTACGGTGATATTACCGATCCAATGGGCGGACGTGATATTGTTGTAGAATTCACTCCAGCTGAAGGCGCTGGCGCATTCCCAAAAACAGCAATTCGTGTTAAGCCAAACACAACAAAGTTGACTGAGGATCGATCTACCGCAGAAAAGATCGCGCAACAACAAGTAAATCTATCGGAGGTGTTTAAAGAACCTTCTTATGATGAACTTAAAGAAGCTCTAGAGGCTTGGTTGAATCCGTCAGAAACTTCAGATGAAACTGAATCATCAACATCGGGTACAAATATTAGTACTAGTACTTCAGTAAAGCCAAATGAATCATTTATGGGCGGTGTAAACTCTGTAGATGATGTAGGCGCAGCATTCGACGAATTATTTAATTAATCTTTTAAAGGAGTTACAAGATGGCGGTATCTAAGAGTGAACTGTCAGATGAATTAGCTGGTGAATTAGCTAGTAACCTTAATAAGAAGTTTAAAGGATCAGGATATAAGACCGCATACTTTTTGGAGGGGGATGAAGATTCCCCTTCAAACGTATCCGGTTGGGTAGGTACTGGTTCTAGTATGATAGATTTAGCTATTTCGAATCGACCAAATGGAGGATTTCCAATTGGACGTATTGTTGAAATAACGGGTCTAGAAGCTTCTGGTAAGTCATTATTAGCAACTCATGCATTAGCTGATACACAGAGACAGGGTGGTTTAGCGGTTTATATTGATACGGAAAGTGCTGTTAGTAAAGAGTACTTAGAAGCAATCGGTATTGATCTTACAAAAATGTTATATGTTCCGTTGGAAACAATGGAAGATATATTTGAAGCTATTGAATCTATTGTAGAATCAGTACGCAAATCAAATAAAGACCGTTTAGTTACGATCGTTGTAGACTCAGTAATGGGCGCATCGACAAAAATTGAAATGGCAGCTGAGTTTGATAAAGATGGTTGGGCAACAAGTAAAGCTATTATACTTTCAAAAGGTATGCGTAAAATCACTAATATGATTGCACGTGAAAAGATTTGTTTGATATTTACCAATCAGCTTCGTTCACGCCTAGGCGTAAGCTTTGGTGATCCATGGACGACATCGGGTGGTAAAGCTATTCCATTCCACGCTTCAGTTCGTTTACGACTTAAGTCTGTAGGACAAATTAAAGCTAAAGATGCGAATGGTATAGAACAGATTATTGGTATCAAGACACGAGTTCAAGTAATTAAAAATCGTATGGGGCCTCCATTGAAGTCTATCGATTATGATATTTACTTTGAATCCGGTATTGATAATTACGGTGGTTGGCTTGAAGTAATGAAAGACTATAAACTCGTTACGCAGGCAGGCGCATGGTATACATATACAAAGGCTGGAGGTGGGCAAGTGAAGTTCCTTTCAAAGGATTTCCGAAATACACTTGAATCAGACCCGGCTTTGAAAGATGAAATATACAATGCAATATGTGAGGCATATATCTTTAAGTATCAATCCGGTACTATTGGTATAGATGATATTAGTATTGATGAGGATTTTGTAAGCGAAGAAGCATGAACCCAAAGTATTTAGAACTATTTAAACAAGTTACGCAAGAACATGACCAGGCTCAAAGCGAGTCACAAGACAGTCGTGTACTTATAATCGATGGACTAAATACATATATACGCGTCTTTTCCGCAGTTCCAGCATTAAATGATGACGGCGAGCATATCGGCGGAGTAACGGGCTTTTTAAGGTCCGTTGCTTCAGTCGTTCGCCAACTCAAGCCTACCAGATGCATTATTGTATTTGATGGTAAAGGCGGATCTGCTAATCGTAAACGTATGTATTCAGGTTATAAGAGTAACCGTGCAGTAAAAACACAATTCAATCGTTATCAAGAGTTTGCTAACTTAGAAGATGAGTCAGAATCAATGAAACGTCAATTTGGACGTGTAATTGAATATCTAGGATATCTTCCAGTTACTACAATAGCTATTGATAATGTTGAAGCGGATGACATCATAGCATATATTGCGAATGAAGTTTATACACAGGATGATCAAAAAGTTACAATCGTGTCTACGGACCGAGATTTTTTACAATTAGTAAATCATCGTATCTCAGTATGGAGTCCAGTAAAGAAAATACATTATACGCCCGAAGTATTGCAACGAGAAATTGGTTTGCCTTCAAAGAACTATTTAATGTATAGAGCTGTAACCGGTGATAAGTCAGATAATATTCCAGGACTTAAAGGTGTTGGATTAAAGACTCTTATCAAGCATTTTCCGATAATGCAAGAAGATCGAGAAATTAACGTAGAGGAATTAGTAGAGTATGCTAATTCAGTTGAAAAGAAACATAATGTACATGAGTCTGTTATAGCTAACCATGAACAGTTGCAACTTAATCATCAGTTAATGCAATTGAAACAGGTTGATATACACGGCAATGCTAAACTATTAGCATTGAATCTCGTAAGAGAACGCGTAACTCGTACCAATGTATTTGAGTTTAAGAAAATGTTTATGTTAGATAAGATGTATACTACCATAAAAGACGTTGATTCGTTGTTGTCATCATTTAATTCTCTAAATGCTTACGTAAGCATTTGATTTCTAACAAATTGTTAATATAATTAATGCATGACAGATAGATTAAGTAGCTATGGATATGCCTTTCAGATTAAAGTTATAACGGCTTTAATGACTGATAAAGGCTTTCTGCAACAGATTGCAGATATACTATCTCCAAAATATTTTGAAAGTGAAGCCAATGAATGGATCGTTGACGCATCATTAGAATACTTTAAACAGTATAAAACATCGCCGACCCTTGAAGTAATGAAAGTTAAGTTACAGGATGTCGAAAATGATGTACTTTCTACACAGATAAAAGAACATTTAAAAGATGCTTGGAAATATACAGAGGCAACTGATTTAGACTTTATTAAGCAACAAGCTCTTGACTTTTGTAAAAATCAAGAAATCAAAAAAGCAATCATTGCATCAGTTGACTTACTTAAGATTGGTAAGTATGATGAAATTAAAGCTAAGATAGATTCTGCTTTAAAGTCTGGCGGCGATAAAGATATTGGCCATGAATATATGGTTAGTATAGATGAACGATATGCTGAATCAGTACGTGATACGCGTGAAACGCCATGGGATATTATTAATGAGTTAACATCTGGCGGTTTAGGTAAAGGTGAGTTAGGTGTATTCGTAGCTCCTGCAGGTATCGGTAAGTCATGGGGGCTTGTTAATATTGGAGCACATGTTCTTAAGAAAGGACTCAATGTTATTTATTATACACTTGAGTTGAATGGAGCATATGTCGGCCTGCGTTTCGATAGTGTTATAACCGGTATAGCAAATCAAAACTTAAAACATTATCAAGAACAGGTTAAGGAAGAGTTAGCTAAACTTACTGGTAATCTTATTATTAAGTATTATCCAACCAAAACATGTTCAGTAATGGGACTTAGAGCGCATGTCGAAAAATGTATAATGCAAGGTATAAAGCCAGACGTTATCATTGTTGACTATGCCGATCTGTTGCGTGGCCATGGACAAGAGAAACGTCATGAACTAGAAGGCATATATGAAGACCTTCGTGGTATGGCCGGCGAATATGAAGTACCGATTTGGACAGCATCTCAAGCAAACCGATCGGCGCTAGAAGATGATGTTATCGGAGCAGAGAAGATTGCTGAATCATATGGTAAAGTGATGGTAGCCGATTTCGTAATATCGCTTTCTCGTAAAATAACAGATAAGTTAGCAGGTACTGGTAGATGGCACGTAATTAAAAATCGTTTCGGCCCAGATGGTATTACATTGCCTAGCAAAATGAATATGTCTAATGGTCAAATTAACATATATGCAGAGACATCAGTGCAAGGTAAGGATACGAAAAAGCAAATGGAAAATGGAAACGAACTAGCACGCAAGATGATAGCTCAAAAATACAAAGAAATTCAAAACGATGACTTTGGGTAAAAACTAATAGTTTTCGTGTCAAATTGAATATGCTCGAATACCTCGACGTATATTTATATACGAAAACAATTAAATAATGCAACTTTACGAAGTTGCATTTTTTACTCTATAACAAAACAAAAACAAGGAAACTTAATGGACATTTCAAATCGGATACTATCCGACATAACCGTACACATGAAGTACGCTAAATATCTTCCGGAGTTACAACGACGTGAAACATGGGAAGAACTAGTTACTAGAAACAAAGAAATGCATCTTAGCAAATATCCAGCTTTATCGGCTGAAATTGAAGATGCTTATAAATTAGTATATAACAAGAAGGTATTACCTTCAATGCGTAGTTTGCAATTTGGCGGCAAGCCGATTGAAATTTCTCCCAACAGAATTTATAACTGTGCATATTTACCAATAGATGATTGGAGATCATTTGGCGAAGTAATGTTCCTATTGTTAGGTGGCACGGGTGTTGGATATAGTGTACAAAAACATCACGTAGAACAATTACCAGAAATTCGTAAACCTAATGTAGACCGCGAACGACGTTATTTGATTGCCGATAGCATTGAAGGTTGGGCAGATGCAATTAAATTGTTAATGAAAAGCTATTTTCATGGTGGCTCAAAACTTAAATTTGATTTCTCTGATATTCGACCAAAAGGTGCTCGTTTAGTAACATCGGGCGGTAAAGCACCAGGACCTCAGCCTCTTAAAGAATGTTTGATTAAAATACAGGGTATTCTTGATGCCAAACAAGATGGGGAAAAGCTTTCGCCGATTGAAGTACACGATATTGTCTGTCATATTGCTGATTCTGTATTGGCTGGTGGAATACGTCGTGCTGCCCTTATATCGCTTTTTTCTGCTGATGATGATGAAATGATTTCATGCAAATCAGGTGCTTGGTGGGAATTGCATCCACAGCGAGGCCGTGCTAATAATAGTGCTGTACTAATGCGTCATAAGCTTACTAAAGAATATTTTATGGACATATGGCAACGCGTTGAAGCATCTGGCGCCGGCGAACCTGGTATTTATCTATCGAATGATAAAGATTGGGGAACCAATCCATGTTGTGAAATTGCACTTCGTCCGTATCAATTCTGTAATCTATGTGAAGTAAATGTAAGTGATATTGAATCACAAGAAGACTTAAATGCACGTGTTAAGGCAGCTGCGTTTATTGGTACACTTCAAGCAGGGTATACGGATTTTCATTATCTAAGACCAATCTGGAAACGTACTACTGAAAAAGATGCACTTATAGGTGTATCGATGACAGGTATTGGATCTGGTACGGTATTGGGTTATGATATGAAACAAGCTTCGAAAGTAGCTAAAGATGAAAATGCACGTGTAGCTGATATTTTAGGAATCAATAAAGCAGCGCGTGTCACGACAGTAAAGCCTGCGGGTACTACATCATTAGCATTAGGTACTAGTTCAGGTATACATGCATGGCACAATGATTTTTATCTTAGAAGAATTAGAGTAGGTAAGAATGAAGCTATTTACACTTACTTATCAGTATATCATCCAGAACTAGTTGAAGACGAATATTTCCGTCCGCATGATACAGCAGTTATCTCAATACCACAAAAAGCACCAGCCGGAGCTATTCTAAGAAGTGAATCGCCAATACAATTATTGGAACGTATTAAGCGTGTACATTTAGAATGGGTAAAGCCAGGACACCGTAGTGGTAGTAATACGCATAATGTATCGGCAACAGTTTCACTTCGTGAACATGAATGGGATGCAGTAGGTCAATGGATGTGGGATAACAAGGAACATTATAATGGACTTTCTGTATTGCCATATGATGGTGGTACATATATTCAAGCTCCATTTGAAGATATTACAGAAGAACAGTTTAATGAAATGATGAAAACACTTCATGAAATTGATTTATCCCGTGTAGTTGAAATTGAAGACAATACAAATCTTAAGGGCGAAGCTGCTTGTGCCGGCGGAGCTTGTGAAATCGTAAGTGCATAATGTACAGGAAAGACGATTGGGTATTTAAACAGTATGTGGAGGGGCTTAGTAAACCTAAGCTCCTTCCTACTGATTTTTATTACGATGAAAACGGCCGAATGGTAATGACAGAATCATATCATTTACGTCGCGGCTCATGTTGTGGTAACGGATGCAAGCATTGTCCGTATAGTTAATATTTATAATAAAGGTTGACGTGATTAAACTTAAAGATATTATCAACGAAGTAGAAGCTGCGAAATGCCCTCCGGCTACGCAGGATATCGGTTTAAATCTTAAGAATAGACAAAAAGCTATAGATGAATATGGCTATGGTCCATTGAATCCAAATGAACCAAATGAAACATTTTGGGCCGAGAAGCAAGAAATGTGGAAACTGGACAGTCCAGATGATGCTAAAAAATCATTATGTGGTAACTGCGCAGCATTTGACATAACAACGAAAACCCTCGATTGTATAGCCAGAGGTATTGGATCGGATGAAGGTTCAGAAGATCCACATGATGTTATTGAAGCTGGACAGTTAGGATATTGTAGATTTTTAAAGTTTAAATGTGCAGCTAAGCGTACTTGCGATGCTTGGGTTGTAGGCGGACCAATAAAAGATAAGGAGTAAATTGAAATTACGAGATTTAATTAAATTACGAGAAAGTTCAGAAACAAATCATGAACAAATGGCAATGCCATTTTTACGTGAGTTTTATACGCGTTACGGCTATAACGTAAATTTTAAATTCTTAGGAATGAAAGACGAAGAATGCATTTATGTAGCTCCGATGCCGGACTTAGGAATGTTTGATATGATCGTTAGTGATGCTAAAATATATGCTAAGATTACAGAGAAGGCAGCTATATTTGGTATCGTATATACATTAACCGGTTTAGAAAAGTTTGAAGCTACAATTTCAGCTATGAAACAAAAAGACGGCGTTGTTGAAGTAATACTTTTTGATAATAGCGATAGAAAGACATTTAGTGATAAAGCTACAGACTTTATAGGTATTGAAAAAGAAGGCTAATATGATTAAGATACTAGACTATAAGATTCCAACACATCCGTACATCTCAGAACCGCTTACAGATGAATCAGTATTTGATCGTTTAGTGGCGCCAGAATTCTTTGATCGTTTTGGGTATGAATTAACATATATCGAAAGTCTGTATCATGTACATAATAATATACCCGGACATGTATTAGTTCCTGGTAGCCCGACGGACGCCGCTGCGTGTATACAAGATTGGATGATACAAACAGAACAGCATCCACATATATTTTTAGATCATTGTCATCTCAATACACGCTATGCTTATGAAGGAGCTGCATTAGAGCAGTTGAAACGTTTGAGTACGCGTTATCCTAGACTAGTAAAAATCTTAAACATCAAACCTAAATACATGGTTGATTTTTGTTTAGATTATATCGTTGATGACAAGGTTGTAGAATTGATTCATATAGAACATGATTTTCATGACTATAATCAATACATATCGCATATCGATTTTTGCGAAACATTTATACAATCTCAGGATTGGCGTCGCGCATATTTAGATTTAAAACCGTTTTTCGATAACGGCTATGACTATGATGAGTATGCACAGGCTCAATATAAAGCCAAGTACTATGGCTTTGATACATTAGACTATTTACATGAGCCGAAAATGTTATCTTATAAAAAAGTTTACTAAGCATTTGTTTTTATGAGATTTTGTTCTTATAATAATGTAAATGAGTAAGACAAAAGAGTTATATATTCAGATACAAGAAGATCTTGTACATAGTTGGGACGCTTCTGATGCCGACTATTTCTATCAAAAGTTTTTAGAAAATAATGCTCAAAATTTGAGCGTTTGAGAAAGAGTTCATATATTTATCTATACAAAAACAAAACAGTTATGTTTAAATTCAAAGACGTAGAAATTACATTTAATTTTAGAGAGTTGCCGCATTATGATCAGGAGTATCTCCGTACGATGTCATATGAGACTGCAATGAACAAATCAGTTAATAATACCGGTTGGGGCTTTAATGAAACATATGAAGACGCTGGTAATTTTACAATGTTTAACAATTTAGATGCTCTTCATGAGTATATGAGTGAATTTGTTCATGAGTATACGTATGCAGGATCTCATTTATTACATGGTAAAAAATACTTTTTTGCTTGGACTTATTCACAAAGGAACAGATAATGGAAAAATATCAATCAACTAAATTACTTGACGGATTCAGTACAGTATTCCGTCAATGGGCTGCCGAGGGCACGCATTGCAAATATTTACATGGCTATGATGTAGAGATACGTTTAACATTCGAAGGAGAACTAGATCATCGTAATTGGGTTTGGGACTTTGGCGGAATGAAACGTGCGAAAGGAACAATTGATGGTATGAATCCAAAAGCTTGGTTTGACTATATGTTTGATCATACAACGGTAATCGCTCCAGATGATCCTGAATTAGAGACCTTTAAAGAATTAGATAAAAAAGGCGTAATACAACTTCGTATTTTAGAAGGCCCTGTTGGTGCGGAGAAGTTTGCACATTATGTATTTGAAAAGGTAAATACATTTGTACAAACAGAAACCGATGGTCGCGTTAGATTAGTACGCGTAGAATTTTTCGAAAACAAACGTAATAGCGCAATTTATGAACATGACAAATAGAATTACAGATTATGACAAAGTTTTACCAATTAATGAATTATACCGCTGTGTACAATCAGAGGGTTCTCGTTTTGGTAGACCTACTATTGCTATTCGTGTAACAGGATGTACTCATCGCTGTTGGTTTGGAGAAGGCGGTTGGTGCGATAGTTGGTATAGTTCAATACATCCAGAGAAAGGTAAATTTACTTTTAATGACATTATAAAAATCTACGATGAGAATCCTCATATCAGAGAAATGATGTTAACTGGTGGTAGTCCGACAATGCAACCGGCATTAGTAAATGAATTAACGCATTTTTGTGCACGCCGAGGTATCATTATGACTATTGAAACAGAAGGTAGTCATTT